GTACCGGCTACATCATAGGGGTCGTCACCGGCGACGCGCTGTTTCAGCACACTGAGTTTCACCCAATTCATCGCAGCGTTTTGGTCTTCACTCATGTGGTGCCCGAACGCGTCATGATATCCTTGCAAAACGGCGTGCATGGTGGCCAATGAGTGCTGGGAATTGAAGTCCTCATAGTCGAAACAGACAGCTATTCCGTTGACACCGGCGAGCTTGGTCCGTGCCTCAACGTACTCCGTGTTCGCCTTCTTCCCGACAGGAAAGACACTAGACAGCGCTTCCTCGACAGCCGGCATCGCGAAATCAGTCAGCTCGTACGACGTTATGTCAGTCCCGTAGATAGCTCGGTTCTTGGCCCACTCGTATTTTGACGAAGGCCATGCTACGATCTCGGGCTGCCGACGTAGCCAAAAGTCCAACTTATCATGTGGCATCTTGACAACAGTCAACTGTTTGTTCCGCTCGAACCTCTCGCTGCCGATGTACGCGCCGTCTTCCTGGTACTGCGAGTGTATTGACCCTGTAGGTGTAGAAGCCCATCTCCGTGACCAGTAGCTCTTGAAATTCTCCTGCCCGTACTCATACCCCTCGTGCGCCGCAGTCATAAAAGTCTCGCGCGCAAACTCACGGACGTACGCTTCAGGTACCGACACCACGTTAGGTTCCACACGATTACGTTTCTCGCCAGCCCAATCAACCTCCCCGACGCCACGGTTGGCCAGCACCTGCAGCTCGAACATCTGCTCTAGAGGCAAGTCGGTGTAATGCTGATGGATCTTCAGGTCTGCCGCCTTCTCTTTGGCGAGCTTGATCCACGTAGCGAGGTCGCCGCTCGCCCACAGTCCCGCATCTGCGAGCACAACGTTCACAAGTCGCAGGTCGGCAGCTGCGACCCAGGTGATCACCCCGGCTGCGAAGGCGCGGGTCTCTTTGAATCGCAAGAGATGGTGCACCGCAACCGTAACCTCACGCCATCTGGTTTTTGGTGCCGCAGCGACAGCCTCACCTGGTCTGATCAGTGTGTGGTGTTCGCCGGTCACTTTCGCGTCCAACCAGTCGTGGGTGAAGTTCGCCGGCTTGCCAGTCTGCATCGTCTTTAGAACCATGCGAGTGACGTCATTGCCGGGCGTGATGACAGAGGGGGGGAAGGCGTTCTCGAGAACAACCTCACGTTCATCTGCTCCGTAGTTGATTAAGGGCTTTGTGGCCAGCAGGGATGCACACATTGCCTGTGCGGTGCCACGTAGAGGCGCTCCAGTATACTCGCTAGCGGCGTATACGTAGTCGTATTGTCCACCAGCGATATGAAGCGCATAACAGCATTCACCGCGTATCCGAGTAATAAATAAGCCATTGTTGAGAACATGTCCACGAGGTCGGACTGCAATGAGCCCGAACTCAGCGTCGAGTGCCGTTACCGATACGTATCGTCCGTTGATGTTGGCCAGGAGCATCGGCACCTGGCTCACATCGCGCCAGGAGACTGCTCGGCCTCTCCACTCGGATCGTCGGTCGCGAGGTCGAGCGCCGACAATGCTGAGACCGGATCCGGGGGATGGACCGCGGTATGCGTCGTCGTTATTGTAAAACCCGACTCGCGTATGTCGTCGGGTTTGACTGCCCGCAGCATAATAGGGAAAGCGAGATTCGCTAGAGGTTCTGGCAATATCACGCTTCCCTCCTTTGAATCAGGAGGTCTGAAGGAACCGACCGTCATGACGCGTTTCCCGGCGCTAGAGACGATGATCGTGTCTGGGCTGACAGCAACCTGGACAGCGATCTCCGTGACATCGGCGGCACCAGAAGGCGCCCGCATATAGACCTTACCACGCGGGCCCCAAGCATTAACAAAGACTGTCTCGCGATCAGAGCCTCGCGGGGTGAAGGGCCTAACAGAAATCGAAGACGCGTTAGAGGCCCAGTTGGCACGCCTCGTTACGCCGTTGAGCGTCATGTCAACGTCGTACCCGGCCCATCGCATCAACATACCGAAGCCCCAGGCCTGTGAGACATTTGGCAATATCCACCCGTCAGAGTCACGCTCAAGCCTGATGTTGTAGCGAGACGACAGTGTGTTGAATATCCCGCCAGACGGCAAGCGGCCTAGCACGTGGACGGCCGAACACGGCGGTGGCAAATTTAACACGCGTAAGTAGCTGCCAGACGCGTCAGTTATCACATCGTAGCCGGTGAGCTGGACGTCTTTAACCTGTACGGGAATTAACATCCCGGTATCCTTGTCCCAAGGTTGGTACTGCAGGCCGAATTGCGGCGGTACAGCCGCGTAAACGTCGCCACCTGTCACCAAAGCAGCGTATGCATAGTACGCTGCCCCTGGATTTTCGTCAAATTCCAAGAAGCCGAGCCGGTGTACGTCGGCCTCAGAGTGGTAGAAACCGCCTTCAACGAAGTATCG